TTGTAGCAGAAGGAAGTCTTGCAGGAGAAATTGTACCTGTTGTAATATTACCACCGTCAAGATCAGTAAGACCTGCACCATTACCAGTAAAGTTTCCTACCGTCAGTCGATTGGTACTTGGATTATATTTAAATTGTCCACTATCAGAATCAATATATGGTCTTTGATAACCAGCAGATTGATTAAGACTGAATAATACTTGATAGTCTATATTAGAACCAGTCTCGTCTACATTGATAAAATCTGCGTTCAGTGAAACACCAGTCAGATTACCAGTTACATCACCAACCAAATCACCAACAAGGTTTGAAACTGAGAATGTATTTGTTGATGGGTTATAGGTTAGTTCATTACTCTGAGAATCAATATAAGGTCTTTGGAAACCACCACCCTGATTAGCACTGAATAATACTTGATGATTGGTGTTCTGTGTATTGGTATCTACATTGATAAAGTTTGCATTTGTTGCAATACCAAAAAGATTACCAATGATATTTTCAACAGTAAGAGTTTCTGTAGATGGATTATATGTTAGATGACTATTGTCAGTATCAATATACATCCTCTTATAATCAGTTGCACCTTGCTCACTAAAGATAACCTGAAAATCAGTATTAGTGTTTATTTCATCTACATTAATATTATCCGCACCAGTGGCAATACCAGATACATTACCTACAAATCTAGTACAAGATAGTACATTTGTAGAAGGAACATAGGTTAATTGATTAACATCAGAGTCAATTAAGTGAAGTGGATAGTTTGAACCCAGACCTAAATTATTAACAAAAGAAACCTGATGTGTAGCACTACTACTTGTAGTCTGAACACTGACTCTATCTGCACCAGTAGAAACACCAATGAATGCTGTTTGATCCTGTCTTACTGTAACAATACCAGCACTAACACTGAAATTATTACTCTTGATATTATTGATTGTGCCGATACCGGATACAAAAATATTTTCAAAATCACTACGGTCATCACTAATTAAACTTTTCCTTACTCTCAAACTATCAACAGTAAGATCTGACCCGATCGATGTTAGTTTAATAGCACCACCCATGCCATTAACATTCGATGCTTGGTAGTAAAGTACGCCTGGTGCATTATATGGAATTCTAAGAGTCAGAATACCAACTTGAGTCCCATTACCTTCTACTCCATCATTATAGATATTGTTAAGATTTGCTGTTGGTTCAGTCTTAATATAAAATGGGAATCCACCAGAATCTATATTAAATTCATATTTCTTTCCACGTATTAAGAAAAGATCTGGATTATCTGCGTTTTCAGTAAAACCAATACTTACGGGGTCACCAGTTCCAGCAATAAATCTAAAGGTATCACTATTAAATTCTTCTACAGTAAATTTAGTAAATAATTCTGCTTCATTTCCAAGTAAAGTATTTGTTACAGTAACATTTGTAAATCCAACTGTTCCACCAGCAGAAATTTGACCTGCCAAAGATGTTGCCTTAATGTTACCAGTAACTGTCAAGTCACCATAAACATACTCTGCAGTCTGACCAATCGAAACTGGTCCAATAACATCAAGAGTATATGCAGGAATGTCAGAGTTGATACCAATTTTTTTGGTCAGAGTAGAACTCGTAAATACTGTTCCACCAACACCTACATCAAGACCAATATTAGAAGTAGTAACACCAGTGGTTACAAGTCTTTGGGCAGTAATTGTGGTACCAACGGCAAGATGTTTACTGACTTCAGTATCACCAATAATTACAAGTTTCTTGTCTGGTGTTGTAGTTCCAATACCGATTTTATCACTATCTGCGTCGGCATAGATTAAATTTTCATTGACTTGAATGCCATTTCTTATGACAAAATCCTTATCTACTGCCATTTATCTTGTTAATCAGGAATTATTATTTTTATTTATCAACTGATAACTCCGAAGGTTCTCCACTGATTGTTTGTTGTGTAGACCCAACCAACTGTTCCACTGTTCTCTGGATTTGCGTTGAAGACGATATCACCAGGAGTACCAGCCTCTGTTGGTATGGTTATACCTACAGTCAACTTTCTTGAAACTAGAGCATTACCTTGAATAAAGACACTGTTAGCTTCAATACCTTGGTCAGATGTGCTAGTAACTTTTTTGGTAAATTCTACAGGTCCATTGAACTGTGAAAGAATATTACCCTTATCACCACCATCAACTGTCATGCTCCTTTCAATTTTGAAGATGGAACCTTCAATATAGTTGAAATCGGATGCATCATCACGGACACCAGTAGAATAAGGGTCTTCACCAGTATATGTTTGAACTGGAGTATCGAACACCTGTTCTCTACCTGTATTAGAAGCAATTCTCTTATTACCAATGAAGAAGTCACCTCTATCATTCATACCAGTATAGTTGACAATACCACCGGCAATTGTTTGTGATTGTGCGTTAATCTGTTGAGATAGTGCAAGTCTCTTTGTCTGTTTTTCTGGGAATGCAGTCGAGTAGTTGCCAGGACCGTAACCAATATATTCAAAAGTATGACCAGATGCCCTGATGATTGAGTTTCTTCTAAATTCAACCGGGAAGAACTTAACCCGAGTAATAACTGAGCCTATCACATGAGTATTTGCAATAGAACCATATACACCTCTAAACACTTTAAGTTGTGTGGTTCCAATTACTCTACTCACAGTAGTTTTAATTCTCATCAACTCATCATTAACTCTAACAAAATCACCAATTCTGAAGTCATAATCAGTCATGTTATTGACATTGATAGTATCAGTTGTTTTACTAGTAATTGCAGAATTAAGTGTGGTCGAGATACCAGCATAGATTTGACTTTCTCTACCAGACAGTCTACCATTTCTTGCAATTAGGTCACCAAAGTTTCCAGAAGAACCAGATGGGAATAGTTGAATATTACCAGTAATTGGAGGAGTGACTGTAGCAATACCTACATCGAGAACTACTGTGGTCAATCCAATTTTATCAATACAAACAAACGAACCATTGTAGAATGTTTGACCTGCACCACTTACAATCACAGAATTATTAACTCTAAAGTTATTATTCAGTTTTGTCGTTATAGTTGCAATACCAACATCTTTGTTGTAAACAAACATTTCAATATCAAACGACGGTCCAATGACGGAGAAACCACCACCAGATACTTTGTCTGGGCCAAAACCTAATGTTGTAATACCAGGAGAACCCAGAACTGGAGTTACTTCAATTTGATTAGTATCTGAAATTGCAGAAATTCTATATGCTTGATTGTAATTTCTACCATCGTAATCATTGATACCTGTTATGGTAAGAGTATCTCCTCTGTTGTCATAAATTTTATTGACACTACCAGTAGCTGCACTGAATCCAGTTGTTGTTGCAATACCAACAACTCGGAATTCATCACCAGCAACAAATGCCGAACCACCATCCATAATCTGAATATCAATAATCTCACCAGCAGATGTACCATCAATAGTGACCAATGCAGTACCAAAATCACCAATCGAACCACTATTGATATTTTGAAGTTTTGCGTTATAGTAATACTGAATTGTATTTGTACCATCACCATACCCTGCACCAGGATTGTTGATGGTTGGAACAGTAATTCTATTCAATCCATGGTCATATTGAGTAAAGATTGTATATGCAGTTCCTACATTATTTGAAATGATTCCAGTAATTGCAACACCAACACCGGCTTGTTGGAACATATCCTCCATTGTTTCTCCGGTGATACTATTCTTAGGGTCATTAATCACAACTTCACCGAGGGTATTAGAAAGTGCATAACATGCAGCTGATGGTGCCTCAGTTACAGGGTTATCTCTATCTAACTGTGGATAATAGTTAGTGGCTGGTTGCGAGAAAGCATAATTGTCATTGTTGAATGGGAAGACTTTTGGTTCATTTGCTGAATTGATTATTGACAGGTGATAAACACCATCTTGTTCTCCGTTGATATACTCATTAATAGTTTGTACATCATATACATAGAAATCTTTTTCAAAGTTTCTCCGAGAAAATGTCGGAAGAGCAGTAGTTCTCTGTGAGGTATCATTAATAAATGTACCTGCAGAAAGAGGAATAGAATTTACAGTAAAGGTTTTTGCACTTGTAATTCCTGTAACTTCATATGTACCATTATAACCAGAGTTACCTGTACCAACTGTTGGGAACAAAGTACTTCTTACATTATTAATAATGACAGTCGAACCAATAGAAAGTCTGTGTGGTTTTTCTGTTGAGTAGTATGTAATTCCGGCTTTATAATCAACACCAGAGATGAAACTAAAGTTTCTCATTTGGGAGTCATTACTCATTGTCACAGAACCTGGATTAAATTCCAATGCAACTTCTGTATTAGTTGCTCCAGTAACATCACTCGATTCTTGAAGAACAAAACCATCCAGTGGTTGTCTTGCTGAAGAGACACCAGTATTTGCAGGAATGACAAATCTCAACTGATGAATTCTATCGTCAGATTGTCTAGAATCTTTCTGTCTGATTATATATGTTCTAGAAGTAATATTTCCAAGTCCACCACCATTTAGTTTAGAGAACAAATTATTCTCTGTTGATGCAGATGATACATTTACATACCATTGTGATTCATCAACATCGTATTGAACAGGATGTCCTACGTCACCAGGGTCTTTATCACTAACTCTACTCTCTACAATAAGAGTATCACCAAGATTGTTAATACCAACCTTATTACCAGCCAGAGAATCATTGAATGATTGTGCTAGTTGGATTTGATTTGGGGGTAAACCATCAACAACAGCAAAATAAACTCTATTACTCTCAAGACCATCAGGAAGTCTTCCATCATTTGAAATGGTTCTTACGGTCTCACCCTGTTTAAATTGATGGTCTTCAGTGAACATCAACGTAGAGTTTGTAATACTATTACCGGTAGAAACATTTCTTCCGATTCTGGCAAGCTTTCTTCCAGTTATTTTCTTTGTTGCATATGCAGTGTCGTCCATAACGACTTTTGCCCTGAAGACTTCAGTCTGTCCTCCTACTGGAATCACAACATTCAATGTCTCGTTATTATTTGCACCAAATCTATAACCATTAACTGTACTTGGTGGTAGTACATCTTGATTAGTATAATTATAGAGATACATTCTACTTGTATCTGCAACACCTACAGTCTTTGTAATATCGATTGAAGGATATTCAATCGTAGTAAATTGTGGTTTCAGTGATTGTGGTGGAATAACTTGTGTGATATACCCAACATCGTCTTGTGCGAATGCTAAATTTCTATAACCTCTAGAGATAAGTGCAGACTGTCCAAAGTTTGAGTTGGAGTTAGTAACAGAGAAGTCACCACCAGATTCTGTTAAGAATTGTTCTGCATAACCAATAGCAAAGATAGAAACCAACTGAATCAAAGAATTATTAGATGCCTTGATGTGGTAACTTGAATATTGCGGTTTGTATACTGCATTAATGTCTGTATGTAAATTTGCAATGACATTAGAATCATCAAATGAACCACTCGTAGGATTATATTTTACAAAAGCTCTATCATCAACTTGAAGACCAATTCCAGTGAATTGTGCAACAACCATTGATTTAAATCCATCCGCCTTACTGCCGTCGGCATGCATACCACACATGCCATAAATGGATCTCTGTGACACATTAAAGATGTATGGTGATGCACTAGTCACAGTATCAGAAGAAAGTTCTACAGAAGAACCTAGTGGGTTTGGTAGTGCGTTACCGGGAGGAACTGGAACTTCATATGTAAATTCAGTAACTCCATTTGCATCAGTGTCTAATACTTGAGTTACGAGATATGTACCGTTATATCTTGTATCGGTTACATTATTGATAATAACATTAGTATCAACATTTAGACCAAAAATACCATTAGAAAGTTTAACATTAACATTTACAGATGATGTTACACCATCACCAGCCTTGATACTATTGATACCGACTGAACCAGATACTGGTCCAACAATACGGTACTCATCAATTTTGGGTTGAATATCTACACCTGCATTTGGATAATCGGGTTCAATCTCTCTTCCACTTGCAGAACCATATGCAATACCAATTTTCTCATAATACATGTCTAGATCAGTACGATCTGTAACATAGTTAATGAAATCATCATTAATGTTTACATTGTTCTTACCATCTGCATACTCAAAACACGTAAGTTTGTGATGAGAGAATGTTGGTTTGAATGTAGAAGGACTGTAATCTTTATATGCAGGTCTCTGTGTATCTGCGTCTTTTGTCGTAAACTGGAACATGTAACATCCACCAGTCAATCTAAAGATTGCGGATCTTTCGATTAAATTGTTTTCTGGATTAGGAACATAGATTGGTCTGATAACAGTCTTTCTTAAATCCTGACCAATAATGGACACACCTCTGGGGATAATGACTCCACCATGAATACTATTCAATTTGTAAAGAATGTTATTGCCGTCTACAATATCAAAGTTTGATGTATTACTGAACGACTGAAAATCATTCGAGTTAACACCACTTCTCAACAAATAAGTACCTGACCCAGTTGGAATCCAACCTGGTCTGTTATCAATGTAATGTGTACCAGGAAACAGATAGATTGAAGTTTTCTCAAATCTATCATTATCAAGACCTACCTGATATGAAAATCTAGATGCTTCAATTAATGCCCTTTGTAGAGTTTTAAATGGTCGAGCAATTGAGTTCCCTTGGTTCTCAATACCATCTGTTGCATCCAAATTACTTGGGTCAACATATAAAATATTTCCCTTTACGTTCTTTAAGAAATTGTCAAGTCTGCTTAAGGGCATCTTTCTTGCACTTCTAAATCTATTATTAGATATTTATTACATAAAAAAAACCACCCAGAATACTGGATGGTTGATTACCACAGAGTGGCACTAATTCACACAGAAGGAACTTACATCATATCATGGATTGATATCAGTGTCAAGTAAATATTCTACAGTATTTGCCACATCATTCATAGCATCTCTTAAATCTTCTTGACCTCCAGAATGTTGGTCATTTGAATCTATATCAGAGACAAGAGACCATCTCCATTCTCTCATAGGTTCACTGAACCAAACATTGATAATCATTCTACTCCTTTATTTTATATAGGAATCTTTATAATGTTCTCTCTAATCTATTTGTTGCTTGGTCAGGAAAGTCTCTCGGGCGACTATCAGTTGCATTATCAGTTCTGGGTGAACCTTCGTTTGCCTTCATTGTATGCTGGTAGTTGATTCTCTTGTATCTAATACAGAATGGATCGGGCATCCAGTATGTTACTTGCCAATTAATTGATGAGTTTAACTCTAGATGTTTTTCTACAGAATGGTTGAAGATACCAATCTGAATATATCCATCATGAGTAACACATCTACCATTACCAATATCAACCACAAATAATTGTTTCATTCCTCCGACCAAGTAGGAGGATGAAGCACACAGTACTCATTAAAGGTAATTTTCATCTCCTTTTGAGTTAAGTTGCAGTTCTTTGCTGCCTTTGGAAGATTCCATTTGGCAGAGAACAACATTTCCATAGACTGACGGGTTTCTGGTCTCATATTCGTAACAGTTTAGAATTTCTTCGTAAAGGTCTGGGCAGTTCATTCTGCAGAAGTAACCAAAGGTTCTGCATAAACAATGTCGTCTTCCTTGATCAATGCACGCACCAACTCAAGAACATTCATAAACTGCTCTACATGTTCACAATCAACGACTTGACTATTACCTTCTGTCGAGTAAAGATAGAACTTACGAAGACTTGTATCCACCACAACACGGGTCAAAAAGTCTTGGTCTTCTTCTTCTTCTTCTTCTTGTGGTTTGTAGGTCATTGAACTCCTGTCTACTCTAGTAGTATAACGGTTCTTGGTATCTGGGTCAAGTGGGGGTGTGCTACTTCTTCTTCTGTCCTCTGACATCATAGTCATACCCAGAGATGGAGAACTGATCAGAACTTCCTGGATACTTGGCAGGTGTCTCTCCCTCATACTCAACAATCAATGGTTCTCCATCAATTCTTTGTGCAGTAATCGTATAGAAACACTCAATAGGACCACCCAGATTGTTTCTAATCTGTATTCTCTTACCCCATTCGATTGACTCAACAAAGAGTTCTTGATAACAACCAATTGGAGTTAGATTGACACTGATGGATTCAGGATCAACCAATCCTTGCCAGTATGTAGGACAGGTGATCGTAGTTCCTTTACACTTTCCTCGAATATAAACACCAGCCTCTGGACCCTCCATACAGATGTGTCTCAGTCTATGACCATCTTTGTTAGGATGTTTAATATCAAATCCTTTCCAAGATTGGACATTAATGTTCCCAGAAAATGTAGGAGCAGTTACAGTACCAGAGAAAGTTGCAGTGGCACCAGTCAGGTTTGCATTGACCTGGAGTTGATCAATTTGTGCTGTCGCATGATAATACGGTGGACACTGAGGTTTTGAATATGGGTTTGGAGTGGGAGTTTCTGCGTAATTATTAAAAGCCTTTTGAATATACGAGAAATTACCTGATGGTAATCCTGTGGCTTGACCATCTGAACAATCTTGTTTTCCTGGTGAACCTGGTTTAAATGGACCAAATAATGAGTCTGTCATGATTTAATATCGTAATGGTATCCTACAATTGAGTATTGATCGTTATTTCCTGGATAATCTGCAGGTGTCTCACCTGGATATTCAGGTATCAAACTTTCCCCATCTTTTCTCTCTGCATAAGCATGATAGAAACAGTGGATTGGAACATCAGATCGTGATTGAAGATAAATCTTATCTTCGTCAATTTTTTTCACGATGATGTCTTGATGATCACCTATTGGTGTCAAACTGACTGTAATAGATTCTCGATGAACAAAATCCTTCCAGTATGTAGGAAGGTCAATATAATCTTTATTCTTTAGTGTTCCTCTAAAGTATACATCATTGGTGGGCCCTTCTGGACAAGTATGTCTCAACCTCCAACCTTCTTTTGAAGGGTGAACAATATCAAAGTTCTTCTTCAAAGATAGAATATGAACTCCACAATTAGAAATAATTTCACCTTGTGCTGCTACGTGTTGACCAACAACAACTGAAGCATTGGTATTCACCATACCCATCAAAGCGGTTGAACCAACAACAGCCAAAGAGAATGGATTAGATGGTGGTCCATAACAAAACCCACCAGGGATTAACGGAGGAGTTGATTCTGGATTGATCAGAGGACCAATCATTGATGATGCCCATACATTAGGGAAAGTTGGAGTTCCTGTAATCGTAGGGCCCTGCATATAACCAGACCCACGGATTTCTGCTGGTCCTCTACCCAGACATTCTGGGTTTCCTAGTCCAACAAATAATCGTTTACCAACATTTAAGTCAGGTACCTTCATGATTTGTTCTTTCCTTCTGTCTTAAGTCTTGGGACATCCTTTCGTTCACCATATACATGGTAATAACAGTCAATAGGAACACCTGGATTTGAATCGAGTATGACTTGATTATCCTGAATACCTTTCACAATAATACTTTGTGCCATACCGATAGGTGTAATTGATACCGTAATAGAAAGTTCTTCTACAAGGTCTCTCCACACCTCAGGTAGTTCAATTCTATCGTGACCTCTCAATCTACCTCTATAGTATACACCATGCTCAGGACCATGTAAAGAGGAGTACTCAAGTTTTTTTCCTTTCTTTTGTGGATGTGGAATATTTAAAGTCATTATCCTACTGGTAGATTTTGTATTTCATTTGTTGATGGAAGAATTGAACCTTTGATTGATGTTGCACCATCTGCACAATCAATAAATCCACCATACATATTTAAGATTGCATTTCCGATAAGTTCGACTGTCTTCTCTGAAAATACTCTAGTCGATACTTTAGACGAGACATCAATAGTCTGTGCTCTCATAAGTATCTTTTCATTGGCGTCAATCGTTATAACACCATTTTGGCCATCAGCACCAGAAGCAATCAAATCAATATTGACTCCTTCTATTCGAACTCTTCCACTCGGAGCTCTTAGAACTAAATCACCACTAACAGCTTCAACATATACACCAGGTATATCTTTACCAACATTATCACCCGATCTTACTTGAAATGATCCAGGAGAACGACAAATAGTTCCATATTTACGAGAATCTGAACCAGAGGAATCCAGTGTAATATAATGATTTTTTACTCTTCCATTTCTGAGTAGAACCGCAGAGAGAGTATTATCCTGAGTAAGGTGACCAAATTTTATTTCACCATCTGATGTACCATATCTAACAGTATGATAATTTTCCAACTTTGCCATTAAATCTTACCTACACAATCAATAACAGTTACAATCTTATCCTGCAATGTGGGTTCCTTAAGTTCATCATTGCCAATTCTATCTATACAAAGTTTTGGTCGTAATATTGCATTGTAACCTGTTTCGGACTGAATGTAAAGTTTTGGATACTCAGTAAATCCTTCACCACTTACAGTTACCTTAACCGAAACTACTCTTCCCTGTTGATCAAATTTAGGTTCTGCAACCGCACCAATATCTGGGGTAATAATTATTTTATCCTCAGGAGAATAATTAATACCACTTTCATCAATAAAGACTTCGCAAAGATATAAAATAACAGGATAAGAACCAGTTGAAGAAGTTGGAAAATCTCCTGAAGATCTTTGATAATCAGGTTTAGGAGTAGTAAAGATACCGGGGGATTTTACAATATAAGGATTTCCACCGAAAATTATTTCGCCACCACCCTGACCACCATCATCATCAGTAATACCAGGAACAACAGCACCACCAGGACCATCACCCTGACCAGGAGTAGTGATGGTACCTCCAGGTCCAATACCAGGACCATCACCCGGGCCAGGAGTAATGATAGGTCCAGTACCCGGAATAACTCCAGGTATTAATACTATAATATTTTCAGCATCACTACCTAGTTGTGGTTCTGTTGTAATGACAGTATTTGGTGGAGTAATTACAGTAATATTTGGTACAACAGAAACTAATTGTCCAGGTGGTATAGGTAACCAAGTACCATCGGGATAATTTATAACAGTGTCTTCGGGGTCAGCCCAAGTATATTCATTACCACCTCTACTTCCATCAGGTGCATTAAGATAACCAGTTCCAGATTCTATAATTTCAATATCAACAATACCACCAGTTTGTTGATTACCTTGATCATCAACATAGTCACTTATTATGGGTCTAAAGTAAGCTGCTTTACCCTTACCACAATTGTCATATACTTTACCGTAAGAGTCATTATCGTATCCAGAACCAAAATTTATCATATCAATTCCAATAACTTCACCCAAAGAACCAATAATCAGATTACCTGCGGCACCAACTCCAGACCCAAAGAATTGTGCTTCAGGTGGTCCACATAATACGGGTCCAATGTCACAACCAGTCTGATTAAATACATCATCAAAATTAATATCTAAAGCATTATCAATATTATTTCCTGCACTATCTATAGAATTTTGAATTGATGCCGAAACATTTTTTGACTTACTGATAATAGACTCAATATCTCCGGTAAATGACTTACTAGCACCACTCAAAATATTCCACTCGTCAACAAAAGAACACCGTGGTTTTTCTTCACAACTTAAGAATGAAAGTACATCTTTAATGATACCCAGAATCTCTCCAACAATACCAACAGTCTGACCGACTAGTGCAGTAACTGTTGACAATGCCCCATTTATGATATCTGATATCCCACCGATAAGGTTTCCTAAAATATTACCAATTAAGTTCTCTACTAGACACTCTACACCATTAATAACTTTATTCGCAGCATCTAAAAGAAAATTACCGATCAAAGGTAATAATTCACCAATCAACTTTCTAAAGAGACATGCAATCAAATCATTAATATTCTCTACTGCAACTTTAAGTTCAGGTCTTTCATTTGGAAACAAAAGAAAATATGTTTTTTTAAGAACATCGTTAGTAGTCTTAATGACAAATTTTTGAATTTCTGTAAAAATCCACTTTATTCCACTAGCAACAAGTTCTGATGCCTTTGTAAGTGCTCTATTAATTTTATCTTGAATATCTCCAATTTGATTGTTTACAGCATTACTATAATCATAAATTGATTTTTGAATTTTTTGAATTTCTACAACAATATTTTGTATTTCTTTTTGTATTCTACCTAAAGGTATTGGTTCACAATCGGATGATACTGCGAGTGG